CTTCCTCGTAGACTATATTGTGGTACACCCTAAGGTCGGTCTTTAGTAATAGGTCTCTAAACTCTAGCTGGGTCATAGGCTTCATCTACCTCCGATAGTGATAGCAGCGTGGTCTTTGGAGCCGTGTCGTCTTTGTGTTGCACTTGCTCAACAACGTACCGCCTGTCGCTAGGCGTTAGCACTACCACGTCGTGAGTGCTAATGGTGCGGTTTTGCGGTACGGCGATGGTCTCGTCAATCTTGATGTCGTTTTGCTGAGCCGTATAGAAGCGGGTCAAGCCCACGGTTTTGTATTGGAAGCGCAAGTCGAGCTTTTTTTCTAATACCATTTCAGGCTGGTTACCTTTCTCGGCTACGTTCCTAGCTACAAAGATGTGGGCGACCCCGCTATTAAATACCTGCGGTTTATTCCCGACGCTTTCAAATGGTGATGCATGGTTAGACACTTTCACTACTCAGACCCCTCACTTTCGCTGGCTAATACCTGGTACTTAGCTCGAAGGCGAATCAGTTCGCCAGTGAAGTTAGCAGCAAAATCCTCATACCCGAGGTTCCAGATGTACCGACAGCAGTCAAATAATAGCTGCTTTTCCGCTAGGTTTGCGGTGTCGGTGTAGTCTATCTCATAGCCACAGGCGTACTCTTGTAAGACCACTTTGGCTCTCTCGAGAATCTGGTTTAATTTTGCGTCGGTACCTTCATCGCTCCAGGTGACATCTAGGTAGTTTTTAAGTTCGTCTAGCATGTCGGTCACCTAGTTACGCGATTTGCTCGACCTTAATATGTGGTTCCTCGACGCTAGAGATGTCTAGGTATAGGAAGGCGTTATCGTCGAGAGGGCGACCGTTGCCGTGCGCCTTTATCTTATAGGTGCGCGCGTCGTCTAGCCACTTGAAGTCGTCAGAGTACTCTAGTTTTCCGTTCCTGTTGGAACCTAGACCTAAAAAGTAGCGTTTCGCAAGACCGAGCACTGCGTGCCCTGCTGGAACGGCTACCGACTGGATAATCTGAGTCGGATAAGGTAACACGTTGTTAACGTATCCACCACCAGGTGTTAGCATAGTGGTAGCGGGGAGCACGGTTTTGAAATAGTCCCCTGGGTTCACGACCATGATAAGGTTCTCGATGTCTCTATAACCACCGTTTGGTTTGGTCGATAGTTGTTCTAGCAGTGCGCCGTACGCTGTAGGCGTGAACTCCTTAACCACGATGGCTTCCTTCCTAGGATAGTCGCCACCCGTGACTACTACATCATCACTCACGTCTCTAGTCATGCCTATAGGCTGACCGTTACCAGTACCATCTACTACCGCGGTCTCTAGAGCTAGCGCAATAGATTCGGTAAGAATCTCACGCACGTAAGCATCTAGCCAGCGTGCTCCTAGGTCTAGCATGTCGTTAGACACCACCATGTAGGCGGAAAGCTTGCATAGTTCAAGGTTAATTTCATCAATGGCGCCATCCAGTTCCTTAGTGATGGCGGAGTTGATGGAGCCCCATACCGCTAGCTGAGTACCTTCCTTATTCACGACCATGGTAGTCAGTATGGACGTGTTCCTAAAGTCGATGGCGTCTAGTAATGGGTGCTTTGACTGGATGTCGTCAAGCACCGCTTCGATGATGGTCTCAGGGTACGCAACATCAAGATTAGATATTGCCATCTGAGGATTGCTGGACTTCATCGCGGTGATAAGCTTACTATAGTACGCATTTTCCTGAGAAGTCAGCTGGCGCACACCACGCTTATGGAGGATAGCACTATCGACACTATCAACTACGGTGCGTGCTTCCTCTAGTATTTCATCGTGTACCGCACCCGACCACGCTGAAAACGCTGCCTTAACACCGTCATCGTCTCCGTCCTTTAGACATTGAGCGACGTCGGTAAGCAATTCTTCTTTAGTTAGTCTCTTCGAATCTAGGTTCTTCATCTAGTTGCCTCTCTTTCTCTCTGGTTCTACACAATGGTTCTAAGTGATAGTAAGCCCGCCAGCCTCTCTATTGAGTAACTAGCCTCGTCGCTCCCTTTAGAACCTTCTACGTTTGGTTTATTTTGTCTAGCCTTGACGGCATCAGGCGCGTCAGGAACCTGCACGTCCACGATGGCGTCCGCTAGACCATATTCAATGCACCTTTCGGCGGTCAACCACGCTTCACATTCAAGAAGTTCTATGAGCTCGTCCTCGGTACCTTTGAATCGCTTTAAGTACGCTTGCCTGAATGCCGTTGACATCACATCCAGGTCATCAGCGATTTTCCTCAGCTCCTTAGCGTTGCCACATGCAACCGTCCAAGGGTTGTGTAACATCATCACGGCATTGACACTCATAACAATCCTATCGCAAGCCATTGGAATAACGCTCGCTTCAGAGCATGCAAAACCGTCGATATATGCGGTCTTGTATGCTGGATGGCGCTTTAGCATGGAATAGATGGCATTACCCTCAAAGCAAGACCCACCCTCTGAATTGACGTAGAGGTTCAGCCGTGAAATGCTCCCGACGCTCTCAAGCTTCTCCCTGAAGGTGTTTGCTGACGTGTCGGACTTCTCTCCCCACGCTCCATCGTCTTCGATAACTGAATACAAGTAGATGTCCGCGGTGTCGTCCATACTGGTGGATTTTCTAACCTCGTACCTTAATGCGTGCACATCTAAGTTCACCTTTTATTCACATCCTTTCTTTAGTAGTAGTATCATCGATTTCGGTTCTAGTCTTAGGTCTAAAGCCGAACCGTTCCCTAATTTCGTTGTCTTCTATCGCTGACGCACTTGCCACCTTACTAATCGCGTCCGCATTGGTTATAAAGTCGGAATGCTTGGTGTCGGTCAAATCGAACTTAAGATAACATCCCCGACGGAACCCATCGCGCCCGTAGCGTTTACGAGTTATCTCCGATTCTAGTGCATGCGTCAAAGGCTTGATACATGCATCTATATAGTTGTTGTAGACCTCTACCAGGGCGGACATCGTTTCGCCAGTAATAAGCGTAGCGGGCACATGGTAGAGCTGTGACTGGCGCTTTAATGCCGCGGTCAGCAAACTTTCGCGGTCTTGAATCTCTGAGGTCGTCTTTTTGTCCTCGCTGGTAATTTTGCTGAATGTCATGCCGTTCCACAGAGGTATTACCGCATTCTTGGAGCTGAAAAACTTCTTAAAGTGGTCGTTCATAAGCTCACGGTACTTGTTTTCAAAGTCGGGGTTCCCCGTAGCCATCGCAGGAATGTTCAAAGCGCCTTTGATTGAGTCGTTAGATACGAACTTTGAATCCGCTTCGGCTATCAAGTCAGCATAAGCACCCGTAAAATCTTGAGCTATGCACTCAAGCGACCGCCCTGAATATGAGTACTTCAGGTAAATGACGTCTCTAGCTAGGAAGGTGCGGTTGAAAGTAGTTTCATACCGCGAAACGTTAGAAAATGTGTCCTCTCTCGTTCCGTATTCGTTGTGTGTGAACGTATTTTCCGAAATGATTAGCTGACCACCAACGTCTACTATCAGCACCTCACCAAAGTACAGCAGCCTAGTAACCGCCTCCTGGATGAACTCAGAACCACACTGGTTCGCGTTAGGCTGATAGTTCCACAAATAGAACTCGTCCCCTTTGATTTCAGCCCAGTCGCTAAACGTTCGAAGCCTACACTGTGAAATAGTGTTGGCGACATATTCCGCCACCGCTACCTTGCAATACGCACTTAGCATAATTCGCTTCCTGGTGTCGTCCGACACTAGCGGCGCTTCGGTAAGACTGAGTACGGTGCTACCGTCTTTTCTGAACAGGTTCCCTAGGAAGTTTCTAAATATTGACGTTGCTAATCACCTCTCTCCATCTATTTAGTACACGTACGCGTCAAAGTTCCCACATGAAAAAGTCTTATTAATCTGAGTGAACTCCGTCATGGCTGAAACGAAAGCTTTAAATCCGTCCGTCTTACGTGACTTAGGTTCTATTTTGGAATACACGTAATTGATACCGACACGCTCGACCTTCGAGTTGTTACAGTACCAGCGCATTAGCGGATTATCTCCCCAGATAAAGTTATGGTTTACGAAATTGCTGGTTATCGTAGGCATGACCATCATTTCATCCGACGGGCGCACTAACTTAATGATGCCGTCTCTACTCGACGACGAAAAGCCAGCATCGTCCAACGCCTTCGAAATCAAGGTATACCTGAATTTGTCGACACAGACCCTTTTAACAATTAATCTATATTCGCTGATAGTGGTCAGCATCCAGTCGGTAACTAGTGACGGATTGACTTCGAGCGCGTCCACGAAAGTAAGGAATCCTTGCCCTTCCCACTCTTTTAACGGTGCCTTGATTCTCGAAAGGTCTTTACCGTTTGAGCATACCCAAGTATGTGTATGCCATAGAAATTTGCCATCCTTCCAAAACAAGAAGCCCGCCGCAACAAAGTCGGTAGTGGTCGCGTAGTCGATTCCGACGATGCAAGGCATGCCGTGAAAGTCAAAGCCTGGTTGATTAGTAGCCAGGACGTTCTCCCATGAGGTGACTTCGCTATCTGCGTCACCTTGAGGCAAGTTCATGCGCTTAGTCGCAAAGTCTGAATTAGAGACCTTATCCATGGTGTAATCATGGTATTCCATTCGCATCTCATTCAGTAGGTTCGGCAGGTACCGCAGCGAAGGGTTTGCCTTGTGCCACGCGGCTTCGTCGTCTATCTCTGTGATTGAGTCCAACCGACACACAAAAGGTAAGAAACCATGGTCATATTCCTCACCGCTAAGAATCGCCAGTGCGCGTTCCTTGTAGCGGTCAAGAACCCCGTCCCTGACGTGCCCATCAGTAGACATTATAGTAGTACGCGGGTGCTCCTTTTTGCCTAGTCCCGTCTTAGCTACCTGGATGATGGCGTAGTTTTCGTACTCATGGACTTCGTCGAAAGTAATTTTACCAGGACGCCCACCGTCTTTAGTACGAGCGTTCGAAGTCCTGAACATGTATTCAGACTTAGTCTTTAGGTTTAGTATGCGTTCCTTGTTCCACCTAAAGTGTTTTAACATCTTTTCTTTGTTGTCCTCCAGCACGTTGTACACGTCGGTAAAAGAAACCTTTGCTTGTTCCTCGTTGTTCGCAAAATCGTCGATGTTGTAGTACTGCACGCCATTGGTCGGAGTCAAGAGGCAAAAGTTTTCAAAAGAGTTAAAGCCGTTCTTGCCCGAACCGCGTCCGACGTAGATGAACAGGGTCGGGAAGCGTAGTTGACCCGTCCCCTTGTAGTATGTGCAGTTGTGGAGGGCAAATAAAAATTTTTCCCATGGAAATAACTGAAACGGGAAGTACTTTTGATATGCTAGATACTTCTCTAGCTGAGCTTCGTCCACGTAGATGTCACCAGCCTTAAAGGCGCGTTCTATGAAGTCACACAATTGGAACTGTTGCTTACAACTGGGGAACACGTTTGACCTTACTAGTTCGATGTACTCACCGATACAACCGCGGTTATAGCTCATCTTCCACGTCAACGGCTACGGTCTTACTGGTGATACCTAAGTCCTTGAGAATCTTACCCATCTGGTCATCAAGCTTAGCTATCAGCAGTGAGGTATTAGCCTGCTCACGGTTCTCCTTACTATCCACACACGTAGATATCAAACAACTTTCGACGTCCATCTGGAGAATCTTCCTAGAAATCCATAGAGTCATGTACACACCTATGCGGTCGGCATTGAACTCGGTCTTTAATCCTAGCGTATCCAATTGGTTTATAAGAGACGTCTTAACTTTACGATAGTCCGCAGTTTTTTGTAAATTTTTGGCTTGTATCGTAATTTCGGAATCGTTTAGCATTTTTTATCCTCCTATCTATGTGGTTAGCCGTTTTGTCGTGAGGGGGCTCGGTGTCTAGTTGTGCATAATTTTTGGAAAGTTGCGCCCACCCCGTAAGTGGCTCACGCTTACCGTTGCGGTAGGCTGTGACGTAGCTACGTGGTTCAACGTTCGGCGCCGCTGCACTACTACCACCGTTCTGGTGTCAAGGCGTGTAAACCTGGTACGCGCCCGTGTATCTCCTCATGGCATTGGCGACACAGCGGCATCAACTGAAGGTGCACCGTTCCATCCGTGAAGTCTACGTACTTCTTAGAGTACGCTAGCTCTGGATGGCTTTTGAGTTCCATCACGTGGTGAACCACCTCCGCTCTCCGATACTTCCCCGCTTGCTTGCACCGATAACATTCGTTATTGTTTTCGGCGATGACTTCCTTTGATAGCACCCGCCAGCGGCGCGTGTTGTAAAAGCGGCTTAGCTTAGAGGCTTTGGCTAGTTCTCTAATTTCTTCTACGGTTAGACTCTTCGCTCTCATGTTGCCCCCTCCCCGCTCCTATCTGACGTGTGAAGTTACCAGCAAGTAGACACCTTGACTAGCGTGGTGGCTAGACGCGTACCGCGCTGCTGTGTGCTTCCACTACTTCTATTATACCATATTCTTGTAGAACTTTGAGGTCATAAAAACGTAAGTTTTCGAAATCTGGTACCAAACTTTCACGCTCGTTTCTGTGCAAGTTGCACAAAAAAAAGAGCCCACCATTACGGTGAGCTCTGTCTAACAAGGCTCAGGTTCATGGTGAGACCTTGCAACAACGCCAAAATTACGATGGAGGTACCGACGTCGTCCCCTCTACGGGCGGATGGTCACCGAAAAGTAACCAGTCCGATGAAACGCCTAGCGCCTTGCACAACCGCTTTAGGTTCTGCGAGCGCATGTCACTACCAGCGTGCTCGTATCGCCAAAGCATTTCCATAGTTATCCCCGTAACGTCGGAAAGTTCTCGAAGCGATAGCCCGCTTCGGTACCTTGCACGCCTTAACCTCTCGCCCAAACTTTTCACGCTCATGACAACACCCCGCTTAAATTGCAAGCCCCCGCCCCGATACTAGCGGGGGAAGCCGTTCCTATTCTACTACACTAAGGATTACCTTCAACTAGGAGGTTCTAGCCTGGAGCTACTTATAGTATACCACATGAATCCAAGGAAATCAAGGGGAAAAAACAAAATTTTGCCCTGTTACCCGTACAAAGAAAAATACACCCGCGTGATTCCATATAATATAGTATTATACTGAATCCGACGCAGATACGTGGATAACTGAAAACACGACCCTCCTACCGTCACTAGTAGGAGGGCGTTTGTTCCTAGCGGGTGTTTCACAGTCGAAGAAAACCACGCACCTGTGTACTCACGCTACGAGCTTACAAAAATACAATTTAGCTTAGTCGCTTTCAAGTTCGGCGCACCTTAGTTCTTCAGATACTTCCAGCTTTCTGAAAGCGTGCAAGGTGATAGCGTATCTCAGATTTCTATCTTCCTTCCACAGATCTCTGTCGTCCACCCCTAGCCCTCTATCTTCAACGCTGTCACGCTCGAAGTCAAACACCTCATTGATGTGCTCTCTTAGTGTGCTATCCAACGCTATCAGATACGCGACCGAACTGTGGAACACATCGTCTCCGCTCATGCCGTCCATGATGCTTTTATATGCCTTCTCGTGTTCTTCATCTTGGAACCTCATAGTAGACCTCTCCTTTTAATCATGTGTTATACTTTATTATTGCGTGTTATGTCTGTGTTATGGTTCTTTAGTTGCGCGGTCAGCTCTTTGATGCGCGCTTCTAGCTCTGAAACCTTGATGGTTAGTTCACTCTTTTCTTGTACTAAAGCGCCGACACGTTGAGTAAGACCCTCAACCTTGTCCTGCGCCTTTGAACGCTCTGCGAGCACCGCACTTTGTGCCTCCACCGCTGCGCGCTCTTTGGCTAGCTTAGCGTGTTCCTTAGCCTCTTCGACTTGCTTAGCTAGCCGTTCCTGAGACTCTTCCTCTTGTTTAGCTAGCCGTTCTTTCAGTGCAGCCACCTCAGCCTGTGAAGTAGTCAAGCTATTGTGCAGAGCTTCGTTGTCCGCCCTTAGTTTCTCGACCGACTCAATCGCGGCGTTTGCCTGGTTGAGGTCTTCGGTGGCTTGCTCAAGCTTGCCGTTGAGGATTTCGATGGTGGTTTCCTTAGCCGCTACGGTCAGACCCAGCGCGGTCACCTTACCGTCAGCGCTAGCCAGCTTGTCCTCCAGAGCAGCGGCACGTTCAGCGTTGGCAGCGGTTTGTTTATCTAGGGCTAGCTTTATAGCAGCGGTCTCAGCTTTGGCATTCTTTGCGGCTAGCTCTGCGGCGTCCACACGCTGCTGCAGGTCGGCGATTTGTCTCTCCTTGCTCTCAAGTTGCTGCTGGAACTCAAGCCGCGCACGGTTCTCAGTATTCTGGTTGAGCTCTAGAACGTGTAGGTAGCTTTTCTGGATGCCTCTGAGGTAGACATCGAAGTCCTCAATATCGGTTTGCATGTTAGTTATTGCACCCTTAGCCTTCTGAAGCTCGTAGGTGTTGATTAGGCTTTCAAGTGCTTCGCCCTGGTTGCTGAAGTCCTCAGCGATGGCTTTGAAACGTTCGTGTGTCTTTTCGTCCGCGCGGATACTCTTAGCTTTACTTTCCATCATAATGGAACCCTCCTTATTTTTTTGTATGTGCACATCATGTGCGCCCGTGTGCGCTTACGTCATACATATATAGTACCACCCCCCTCCCCAGAAGTCCATACCATAACGCCACCCATTTATACCAGGTTGCCGCCTGAGGCTCCAGGGTGGAGCAGGGTGGAGCCGTTCCACCGCTACGGTAGCACAACGGGCGGGGAAGTGCAGAAGGTAGGGGCGCGGTGGAGTGCCTTACTCTATCCGACACGGTGAAGGAGGAGGGTTCCAGCTTCGCCGATGATGAGGGTGCATAATCAGGTTCAGGGTGAAGGCAGAACAGCAAGGTGCTATCTAGGCGCTGGTAGAAAGTACTTGTGCATATTGCACGAAGAAACCAGAAACTGGGGTTGACGTGTGCAAGAATTACATGTCAACCCTGTCTAAACACATAGCTATGTGGTTTGATAAGGAAAGGTTGACATGGTTGACATGAAAACTCTTAGGAAGTTTGAAAAACCGCAGAAATTGTCTCCGTCCTGTAAATAAGGTTACAGAATAGTTACAAAGTAATTAATTAATGGAGACAACTATAGATTATTTTTTCTCTTCTATAGAGAATACATGGCAACCATGTCAACTTTTTCAGGTCTATCCACATAGATACGTGGATAGAGAGGTTGACATGTACGTTTTTTGTTCACGTCAACCTTTCACTGTGAAAATGCACAAATGGCTTATGAAATCACGCATTTACGTGGTTTGCCTAGGTTGACATGTACGTTTTTTGTTCACGTCAACCTTTCACTGTGAAAATGCACAAATGGCTTATGAAATCACGCATTTACGTGGTTTGCCTAGGTTGACATGTACGTTTTTTGCTCATGACAACCCGAAAACAGAAAAAAAAGAGTGGGCAAGCTTTGCGGCTTGTCCACCCTTTAGTATTAATGGATTTGGTCGGGTCGGTACGTTTTGTACGGTAGGCGTATCACTCTGCAAACTCTACCATCTACCTTCTTTTTCTCACTCTCATAACCGTACTTACTTAGAACTTTTCCGACGGTTCTCACATCGAACCTCATCAGGTCGTTATGCTTAATAAACTGGAGCACGGTCATCTCTTTGGTGGTGCAGAGCCAGCCAGGTTCCTGCGTCTGCTGCTCTGCTAGCGCGTCTAGTACCTCTAGTTCGCCTCTCATCGGCTTCACGAACTCGGAGTTGCGTCGCTCTAGGTACTGCTTTTCGCTTTCATTGAGTCGGAAGCAACTAGACTTTTCCTCGTCCTTCACGAGCTGGTACACCTGCGCCCACAGTTGCAGGGCGTTAAACGGTTTGATGTGTGTGCTGTAGTCAATTACGAGGTCGGATGGTAAGGGCACAGTCACAAACCTCCTATTGCCCGTCTGGTCTATCAAAAACTGGTCGTCGTTGACCGTACCGACGAAAGAAGTCATCCTAGGATAGTGCAGGCTAGCCCTGCCGTAAGGCGTTCTATACTCGTCCGTGGACTTAGTCAAGAACGCTTTGACGCTGTCCATATCTTTCTTCATGGTGCTACCTAGTTCGCCTAGCTCACTAATCCATTTGCTCGTAGCCTGGATAACGCTGTCTTTGTCTCTAGGGTCTAGGTTAATACCTTCACCGAAAAACTTAGACTTCAGGGCTAGCATCTCAAAGAATCGTGTCTTACCGACGCCCTGTTTACCCTGGAACACGAGGATTATGTCTAGAGAGAATGGGTCTTCTACGCTGTTGAACAGACCACACACGCACTGCATAAGCCATTTGCGGATAAAGATACGGCTGTACTGCCCAGCCTCTGTGTCGCATGGTATCCTGAATATGTCGTAGATTTCGGCTATACGGTCGACGCCGTCCCATGTGGTAGCACGGATGGCGTCTAGTACGGGGTTGTACTTGTGCCTTGTGGCGTACCGTGTTATATAGTCTATAACCACTTGCTTGGAGACTTGGGTGTACATCTTCTTTAGGTGGTCTTGTATTATCGTTGGGACGGTCTCAACAAGGTGCTCCACGCTTTCACCACTATCGAACCCGAAAAACTCGAAGTTGTGTGTAATCTGATTGTACCGTATCGAGTAGCCCATGCCCTCGATACACTCAACGAAATCCTCGAATGTGACTACCGTTTTCCTAGTCCGATGTGTACTGGTGTCGTCCTTCGTACTTCTCAACTCTAGTTTGGACGCTTCTAGTTCTTTAGCTTCGATATCTTGCAACGTTTTGCCTTCCTCCATGTACTTTTTCTTGTCTAGGGTATTAGCCTCTTTAACTTCGCTAAGTAGTGCGGCGGTAAACGCCTCACGGTCTTTCTGCAGCGCCTCGTTAGCGTCTTTAGTTTCTAGGTATAGGCTCTTAACGTCTGCATCCACGCAGGGGATACCTAAGCGCTTAGCGGTCTCCAAACCTCTATCCTTGAATTTTTCGACGTTCGGGTTCACCTCGGGGTCATTGTCGAGGGCGATGATTAGCCCCACACCCTCACCGATAATGGGCTTGATGTGGTCGCGGATGAACCTTTCAAGGTTGCCCGCTGAGCTCAAGCTTATCGCCGAAAATTCACACCCTGGGATGTCGTCGGTGACGTCTAGGATACTAAAAAGGTCAAATTCCCCTTCTACGAGGAAGACCCACCTGGTAGCGGGGTTTTCCACACAGTTCAGGTTCAGCGGAACTATGGGTCCGCTCTTTTTCTTCAGATTTTCGGTAGTACTGCGCCATGCAAAGCTGTAGTCGCTCGTTGGGATGATTACCGCTGGCGTGGTCTTAGATGGCTTGCCGTTTTCCCATTCGTAGGCGAATTTGTCAGTGTAGCCAATCTGAAAGTGTCTAGCGATGCTTTCAGCGTGTACGATGCCGCGCCTCTTGTTGAGGTAATCGATGGCATCGTCTTGCCCCTCGAGAGCCCTATTAAAAAACTTAGTACGGTCTTTTCGAAGGTCTAACCTAGTGGTCGGGTTGAGGTCTTCTGGGAGCACCTCCCCCTTAAACTTGTACCTATTCCTAAAGCCATCGTAGTCGCCATCGTAGATACCTAGCGCTTGCTTTAGCCCTTTCAGAACTTCGGGGAAATTGCTCTTTTGCCTAGGCAACCCGTTGTATAAGCGGTACATCGTAAATATGTTACCTCCACAACCGCATGAGTGGCAATAGAATACTAATGCACCCCCTTTATTGCGACCGATGTGCATCGCACCCGTGGAGCCTACCCCACGTTCACCCGAATGGCAAAGTGGGCACGTGTACATATCGCGCCCCGCCTTACGGTCGCGCCGTGCGCCGATGTAGTCAGCGTAGTATAACAATTGTTCTTGTAGTCCCTCGATTTCTCTTCCGTCAACAGAATTCATACAAAAAATACTCCCTTTCTAAACTGAATGGAAGCTACCGACTCTTTTTCTAAAAAAAAATGATGCAAAACACTCTTGACATTTCGCCCGACATGTGATACAATGTGAGAGTGGACAAAGTCACTTTTTTTATTAGGAGTTGGTAACTTGGTAACTTTGTGGGGAAAAACAGATTTTGTGGTTATTATCTGCCCCAATCACCAGTGACTAGTGTACCACGATTTTTGAGATTTGTCAAGGTATAGGGAGCGTCTTTCGAGGCGTTCCCTCTTGTCTTGCATCAAATCTAGAGTGTCGGTAGCAAATATTCAATTTTTTTTAACTAGGCTAGTTCTCATTGATGTCGCCGTCAATGGTGACCGCTGCGTTGTGTTCGTCGTATGGTTCTATCTTTATCATTTCGTTTATTTCCAATCTAGTTCGATACGAAATTCATCCTGAAGGTCGATTCTGTAGCGCTTATTGATGTACTCAATCATATCCTCAGTGTCGAAAGTAAGACCAAGAACGCCATCGCTTCCGACGCGACTGATTCCATCTATCTGGTGGAGCAACCGCCTGAGCCGTTTAGCTCCGAATCCATATTCACGCGATAAGACGTATAACACATAGGCTAGGAGCTGGTGCGACGTGCGTTCTATGGTGCGTTGCTCACAACGCTTGTATTCTTTTTCGACTTCTCGCTTGATGTCGCTGTAGCTGACTAACTTAGGTACTTTAGCCTTCACACTACTCGCCCTCCTCGAAGCGCTTCAGGTCGTCGATGACCTTAGCGATGTCGTTATCTATGGTCGTGGCGTCGTATAGACCGAGCGGCGTTTTAGCCGTGCTATGGTTCGCGTGCGTCTCAAAGACGTAGCGACCATCTATACACTTAGCTAGGAGCACAGTGGTAAACTTACTTTCGAGACATATCTTATCAAGTTTTCGCCCGCTAGTCTTGATGCGGGTAAAGCTGTAACCAGTTTCATCCCTTTCGGTCTGAGTGTGAGCCATGAACACCACGGTCAAGTCGTCTCTGAGGGTGTAAGCCGCGTCAACGATGTTCCACATACATTGTGCCAAGTCCATCCACTTGTCGTACCCCTTTTCCTTGCTCCGACGCATTTCATCGGCGACCATAATAGAACCGATAGTATCCACCACGATGGTCTTAACGTCGGGGCGTTTAGCCGATATTCCTTCTAGGAGCTTTTGGACGTCGCTAGGTACGTCCGTAGCGTAGTAGTTTTTCAGGCTTTCGTTGTACTGAGCCTTCCAACCGCGCCACGATAACCCTTTCTTATCACTATCGATGATGTACGTGGTCTTAGGGTCGAGGTTCCTGAGCGAAGTGGTCTTACCTGACCCGCTCTCACCAGCGACGCATATAACTTTAGACATGATGGTACCACCTTTCTAACTGGAGTAGAATTTTTCACTGAAACTTTGTGCAAAACATCTATTGAAAATGTCTTGAAAATTCAGTACAATATCCTTAAGTAATTAAGTATATTATAAGACCAATTTTGGTTAGAGTCAATAGATTTTAGAATGTTTGTTGGATGTGCACAAATAAAGGAGCGATTTTTTATGATTAGATACGATAGGCTTTTTACCCTGATTGAGAGCAGAAACATGTCCGTGTACGCTGTTACGACGAAAGCGAAAATACTAAGCAGCTCCACCCTCCAAAGCATTAGGAGCGGGAAGGGGAATCTAGATTGCAACACATTGAACCGCCTGTGCAAGTACTTCAAGTGTCAGCCTAGTGACCTAATCGAGTACGTCCCCGATGATGATGAAAACGTAAAAGCCTCATAGCTATAGCTCACCGCCTCGGTGGGCTTTCTTTTTGGCTTCGGCACCGAATAGAAGGTACTCCACCGACACACCATAGTAGCAAGATAGTTTGACTAGCGTATCGGCTCGAGGATAGCTGGTACTGCTCTCGTACGAGCTGAGAGTGCTCACACTAACGCCGATGCACTCCGCGACCTCTCTCTGAAGGCGACCGTTGACCTTGCGGATACAGGTGAGGCGGTCACCCATCGTTGCGACCTTCATGAGTTCGCCCGTAACGTCTCTAACCATAGCTACGATATCCTGAGGTGTTTACCTCTTTCCTGAAGCCGCGCAAATTCCAGCCTTTCACCGTTCTCTAAAGCCTGACGGATGGCGGCGGTGTCAGTCTTCTGCTCGTAATAGGTATAGTCGTCAGGAACCTCCCCCGTAATCTCTAGCGGAGGCTTCCCACCGTTGCGGGCAACCTTGAACCTATGGAAATCCGTTTCAAGCCTGTCCACGCCCTTACCCTGGAGGTAAAACATTAACCCGGTCTTTAAAAACTCGTTTGCCTTCTCCAAGTTTCCGACCATCCCCATGATTCTCTGGTGCTCCTGAGTGAGCAAGTGTACCTTAGCTTCATTAGCGGCTAGTATTTCAGCGATAGCGTCACACTTAGCACCTATCTCGCCTTGGATAGCCTCAATAGTGTCGGCAACCATTTCGCGCGTGAGTTCACCCGACTCACATAGTTCCTCTAACTCACGTAGTGAGCTTTCAGACATCTGGATGTCTCTGATTAGTCCATACATTTTGTTTTACCCCTTCCTCCCGATATATAAACTTTATAATTATTTATAAATACTCAAAAAAAAATTATAAGATTATTTCCTTATTCAACGTGTCCGCTTTGAGTTCTGTTTCCAAAACCTACTAACGTTTGCATAACACTCCCAAGGCGTAAATTCGGCGTTATCAACACCTACATATTAGTATAGTCTTGATATTGACTCTATGCTAATCGATAGTTTGCCAGGTTAATACTAGCGTTGAAGTCTCTGTCGGCGACGTAGCCACAGGCGTCACAACGGTACACTCTGTCCGATAGTTTCAGGTCTTTCTTGATGTTTCCACATTGAGAACACATCTTACTCGATGGATAGAACCTATCGGCTTGAATAAACCTAATTCCGTACTTTTCGGACTTGTACTTCATAAAGCTAATAAACTGATAGAACCCCTGTTCTGCTATTGCTCTTGAAAGATGTTTGTTTTTCAACATACCTGTGACGTTTAAGTCTTCCATAACTATTCTCGATGGCTTGGTTTTCGCAATCGCATTAGTTACTTGGTGGTTGTAGTTCAAACGCACGTTCTTTAACTTTTCGTGGATAAGCTTGATTGTTCGCTCTAACTTCAAGATGTTTTGAGTTTTGATGTACCTCTTACCTTGGCGGTTCTTCTCATACTTCCTAGAAACTTGACGTTGCAATCTCTTTAACCTTTTCTTGAGTTTTCTAACCCTTTGGGTTTTGTTGATGTTTCTAAAAGGACTATCGAAGTTACTAACGGTTGCAAGTTCCTTGATACCTAAGTCAATGCCCACAGACAGGTTCTCATCCAGTTCTAAAGGTTGGTTTTCGTACTCAAGACCTAAAGACAGGTACCAGTATCGTCCATTGAACTTTATTCTTGGATTATACACTGATATTTTATCTTTCCTGTAGTTGCCTTGAGGTAGCCTGTTTTCGTCATTCATTTTGACTAAACCAATGTTTTCTAACCTTATGTAATTATCCTTAACGGTGAACTTTGCAGATAAGTGATAGAAAGATATAACGCTTTTCTTCTTGGATTTACGTCTAGGATACTTAGCAATCTTCTTAAAGAACTTAGTTCTAGCATCGTCAAAGTCTTTGATGGCTTGTTGTGGTATCTGAGCAGACACCTCTTTAAGCCATGGGTACTTGTTAGAGTTCCTAATCTTGGTGAAATGCTTTCGCATAGTACCAGCACTTACAGTTTTTCCGTATAGTTTGTAGTAGGTTTCGGAAAATCCTAGTGCCCAATTGTACGCAAATCGCATAACACCTGCTGAGTTCCACATTAAAGTCTCTTGCTCTTTCGTCGGATAGAGTTTAACTTTTATGCCCTTAATCATCTTCAGACAACTCCTTAATTATCTTTTTGGTTTTACTAGCTCTTTTTCCTTGCAATCTACAACTGAATACAGTTTTTTCACTCCTCTTATGTGCTACGAGCTCTAAGGCTCTAGACATTCTTTGGCGCCCATGCCTAGCCGCATGCGCTCATGGATGAGCCAGGAAGGTACGCCAGTGCGCTTCGACCACTCTGGAAGCGTGAGGCGTTCACCTTGATATTCCAGGTACGTCAAACACGTGCCATCGTTGCTCAGACATTGCTCCGCGGTGCAACCGCGTCGGTAACGAGCATTGATAGACTCGATAGACCGCCCCGTGCGCTTCGCCCACTCACTCACGGGCAAAATTTCACCGTTGTACTCTAAGCGTATCGCACCGCTCCACCCGTGACCAGCAGTATCGCCCTTCGTTCTTTCCGATGAGCCGTGGGTGGCTGAGCTCTCTCCGACGTGCTTCACCCGAGTAACCCCAGGTACCTTCTTCGGTGCCAGGCAATCTTCGACCGACCATCCTTTGTTTAGTCTTTCATAGAGGGCTCTAGGAGTGACCCCGATGCGTTTCGCACATTGAGGTACGGTCAGGCTTTCACCCTTGTACTCTAAACGTGGCGGCTCTTTCTTTGGCGCAAGACATTCGGCATCAGTGTCGCCTCTGTAATACCTACACCAGATGGTACTTTTAGGTATTCCTAGCTCCTTCGACCATTCCGCGATAGTTTGAGTCTTCCCGTAGCACGTGATTGTTATCTTTTTGGCGACTTTCTTCGGTTTCTCTTTCTTCGGCTTCTCTTTCTTCGGTTCTAACCCCAGCGCCTCTTTCGGCGTCATGCCTTTCGCAAGGCGGCGCTTTAGCGTCTCGCCTGTGATACCGCTCAACTCCGCCCATACATAAAGGGGTCGTGTCTTACCATCAATAGTTAACTTTCTCATTGCCAAAACCTTGCCTTTCGTAGGTACTCACGCATAGCGTAGTATAGTGTTCCTTTAATATACATGCCGCTCATGTCTTTAGGGATGAACGACACAGTCACGTTGTACCGCGTTTGCCATGCCAATAGGGTCGCGATGTAGGCTTTAGGACTCAGCTGGCTGCGGTACCGATGAAACACGATATCGTTCCAGGTAGAATCCTCTACCATAAGATAGACCTTAGCGCCTAGGCGCGCCGCACGTTGAAACTCACGCTCGAAGCGTTCGCGCTGAGCCGTGATATTAATCGCTAGTTCATCCAGTGACCCTTTACGCTCGATGGCAACCTTGTCGGCAAGAGTTACGGTCGTGCCGCCGACCTCTAGGGTGGCGGAGTAGTCTCCAAAGTCCAACTTGTGCACCTCGTACCTGCATGGCAACGCCTCGAGGTATTCGGTGATGTGCTGATTCTTCTTTTCACGGCTATCCACCACGATAACCATACTGTTAGATATATCCAAAAATTCAGACCCCCGCCCAAAATTTCGCAAATGCGTAGGCTTCGAACCGACTAGTGCACCACTTTTGAATAATGGAGTTGTACAACATAATTTTGTTATTTTCGTAGTACACCAGTCGGAACGTTGCCCCGTTAAATGAAAAGGATTCCCATGACGCTGTCGGATAGTGAGCCATTGCTAGAATGGTACTTCACCGTCCGACAACACCGTTTCAAAGTCGGCAAGGTTACCAATCTGCTGAGCGACCGATGGAGAAGGCGCCGCCGCTTGAGGCGCATAGCCCTGGAGTAACTTATCGGCGGGCACTTTGAACTTACCTGAGCGGATGGCGTCCACAGAGTGCACAAACCTACACTTAGTACTAAACTTAGGGGTGCCGTCTACTAGGTACTGCTCGCGACCGAACACGCCGCCGAAGTACTTACCGACCAGTGAATTTTCGTCCCAGTCCCACTTGTAGCCGTCGTTGGAACGTTCCACAGCGGTCATGAACCTCTTAAAGGCTTGCTTAGTGTATGCATCCTTTTCAGAGTCATCACCTCTAGGGAGGAATACCAGGAACACACCGCCCCACTTAGCGTCGGGGGTTTTCGCCCTATCACTCTCATAGCGCTTCTTGTAGAATCCCATGTACTCACCTTCTACGATGTCCAGCCTAACCTTGATAGCTTCGCAGTTTCGGAAGCTCTCAATCTTCACGCCCTGAACCTTACAAACGTACCCGCCTGGTTCTATGGCTTTCTGTCCGCCGCGGATAACTATTGCATCGTAGCCGTCAAACTTCTTTACCATTGCTTTCCCTCTTTTCCTTGGAAATAATCTTACTACTCTTCACGGTCTAACCGTACCATGTGACAATACTCAATTCGGTCTATGCGACCATTATGAACTCTGATGGTAACGGTACCGAAATTCATGCCGCTGATAATCTTGCTAAGCATCTTAATAACTTTCTGAGTCATATACTACCACCTTTTTAGGATACATGCACCGACAGCATGACTAAAAAAAGACAGAGCTCTCGCGTTAGACGCGCCAGCCCTGTATCTTGTCAGTCAGCTTGTTTGTGCGTTAGTTTCTAAATCTTCTGAAAAAGCTTACTACAGAATCAATTGTAGACGCCACGGTTCCAGTCCTTGGTCACCTGGGACGCCTTTAGTCTTTGGTCGGTTCCCGCCCAGTGAGTTCATCCAGAGAACACTCAAGTGCGTCAGCTACTTGTATCAAGCGTTCAGCCGATAGGTTTTTTTGACCTTGCTCGACCTGAGTAATGAACTCTCTTGAGACGCCTATACTCTCAGCTAGCTTGCTTTGTGGGACGCCTCTTGACAATCTCATTTTTCTTATAGCTTCGTTGATTACCATCAAAACACCTTTCTTCGGTACAACCATTGACTTTTTCTCGAGCATGTGGTATACTCGAGGTAGTCAGTAAGCTGCGGCTTACATCATGAGGTTATTATAACACTATTTTGTTAGAAAGTCAATAGAATAGCGCTTAAAAGTTAGACGAAATTAGGGGGTGTATTTTATGGATTTTGCACAGAATCTATGCTATTTAATGGAAAACAAAAAAGTAAGTGCATACAAAATCAGTAAAGACACTGGTATTTCTGATACGTTAGTAGGGTATTGGCGTAGAGGTGAAAGGCTCCCAGGCGCTGCTAATCTGCTGATTATCGCCGATTATTTCGATGTATCCGTGGATTTCTTACTAGGTAGGGCGGAGAGTAGTGAACATAGTAGAGCTAACTACGGCATCGAAAACCACAGTGACCACAACCACGGCACTATAATGAACCAACTAGGCGACCGCAGCGACGGCGTCTATAAGGAGCTTCTGGAAAAGTTCGACGCCTTAGACTTTAGTGATAAGGCGAAAATCATGAGCATGATAGCGGAACTAAGCGACAAGAGAAAGGCGTAGCAACGCCGTAGTATAGAGGTGGACGCACTTAGGCGCCCACCTCGAACCTTTTGCGTGCGGTCAAAAAGTACTCGTGGTCTAACTCGATACCTATGAAGTTCCTGCCGACGTTCTTGCACGCTACCGCAGTGCTCCCGCTACCCATGGTATTATCGAGCACGGTCTCGTTTTCGTTAGAGTAGGTCTTAATTATGTACTCTAAGAGTGCTACAGGCTTCTGGGTGTTATGCGCCCCACCTTCACAATCGAACTGGAGTAATTGCCTAGGGTACCCAGTGTGTGTCTTGACGTGCTCTCTATCGCAGCCACCATACAATGCACTTCTATTGTGGGTTCTCACGACTGGTTTATCTAGCCTCTCTAGACCTTGAGGGTTATAAGTGAAGGAGCAACTGGTCGGTGGACGCTTCAGAGCTCTTTCGGCGTCGTACTCCTGTTTCACTTCGCTGTAAGGCTTCCGCCAATACCCAGTAGATTGCAAGCGCTTATAGCTTTCCTCAGTAGGTATCGAAAACTGCTGACCATTGCTAAAGTAATGGCTACTCATGTAAGTATTTAGAAGGTCGTCGACTTCCCTTCTAGTCATGCCGCTACGGCGTAACTCAGTGAAAAAATATTCCCTTAGAGCCGCGAACATGCCGCTATTGTCACGGCTTGAGCTGTTCACTCTAAAAATCTGGATTTCTTCCACGTTCCTCAGGGGTTGCTTTTTAGAGTTAAGGTGCCCAGTAGGCGCATTCTTGAGCCAATAGAGGCTATGCGAAAATTCCACCCTATTGGAAGTTATCAAGTCGGCGTTGAACGGCGGTATCGAAAAGAGAATTACGGTACCATCTTTTTTCACCACCCTGTGGTACTGAGACCATAGCCGCTCGAGGTCGATCGGCGTGTCCCACACGGCATCAGTCACGCCGTAAGGCAAATCACACACGACTAGGTCAACGCTGTGGTCGTCAATCGTGTCCATGACCTCTAGACAATCGCCCTCGTATAGTTTACACTCCATGCGTCAATTCTCTCTTCCTGCGTGCCTGCGCTCCAAGTCCTCGAGGCGGTGATTAATAACCTTAATTTGCTCCTCGACCACGGGGATACGTTCGGCAAAGTTGTTGTGTTTTTCCACCCTTTTGGATAGGGTTTCTATCTCGGTCTGGATGCCCTTGACGTCGAGCCTTAGGTCGGAAATCGACTTAGAACTTCCAGAGTACGCCCCAATTATGGAGCCGAACAGCGTACCGACTAGACCGATGATGGCGACGATGATGGTAACTTCCATAATTACACCACCTTAGTGCAGCAGCTCAAGGCGACCCAACCCGCGCCACTCTTGAGTTTTCCAAAAGTGACCCCGTCCACAACCTTTTCGGCTACTATAGTGTACAGGGTATTACCGCTCTTGATGGTAGATACTATGTCACTATCCGAAAACTTTGGCGTCTTCCTGACGTTAACGAAGCCGTCGGAGGCGGTTACCTTCACTAGATACGGTGTAGACGCCGCGGCGGTGGTACTACTGGTAGTGGTTCCACTAAGCTCATTGAGGTACTTACTAACCTTAGCCACGAAGCTGCTCCAGTGAGGTGTTATGTACGCTGGACACACCTTATAGGAGTGCTTCCTGGTGTTGAGGTCGGCAACGGTACCCGTGTGACCGTCACGGACGTGCAACCAGTACGTGTGCGTATATAGATTCTTTTCAACCGTCCAGCCGTACCTATGTAGGAGGTACGCCGTAAGTTTGGCGGCGTTATCCTCGGACTGGAGTGACTTAGCATCCGTGGAATTCTCCATTATGCACTCGATAGCGATAGTCTTACGATTACCGTTGCCGTTCCCGTCAGCCGCATGCCATCCGCTACGGTTGAGGGGGAGGCACTGCCACGCACAAACGTTGTCGACGTAGTAGTGGACTCGCACGGTACCCATGTTACCGTTGACGGTGGCGCGCGTATACTGCTCGGCAGGTGTCGTGCCTGACGCGACTGAAATCCAATCGGTGTTGTGGATGGTCACGCCGATAGGTTCCATGGTGGTGGTAGGCATGTCAATACTATTCGGATTGTGCTTACTTAAGAGGTACTCGTTGACGGTAAGACCGCCAGCGTTGGTGGTACCGTCAGGTGTTAGAAATGCCATACAATCGTTCCTTTCTATGTATTACGTACGTGTTACGGTGTGCACACGTGTAACACACCGTAGAACTTCTAGTCTTCGCTCTCATTGAGGTTCATGACCGCGGCGACCCCGCTAGCGATGGCTGACGCTACTAGTGAGGTTACCACGGTCTTGGTGAGCTCCTGACCCTGGTAGGCTAGTAGTTGAGACGCCACCACTCCAGCGAACGCCTGGAGGAACGTCCTAAGCGAGCGTTTCTGCCATACTCTCATGTAGTTCGCCTCCTAGACCTTAATCAACGTGTTGGTGTCGATGGCGTAGAACGTGTCCTTACCTATCTTGTAGTTCTGGAATGCAGTGACAGTGGTGCACGTGTAGACGTCTGGAATGTATTCGACGTACTTGCCACCCGCCACCAATAGTTGCGGAAAGTATACGATACCACCCGTAGCTGAGGAGGATAGTGGAGCCGATAGCCAAGTAGCCGTGCTATCAGCCTCGTCCACTCCGACAAAGTTGGTACCTAGTCGGTAACGCTCTACGTCGGTAGTACCATCGAGGGTCTTGCTGCGGCTCCAGCTGAACGCCACGGCGCCAGTGCTAGGGTACAAGGATGCGTTGGTGGAGAACCAATTCATGCCGCGCATTGAGGCACCAGTATATACGTTGAGGTAGATGGTTCTATTGCCAGTTGAAGCTACTTTCATACCACTAGCGCTATACGAAATGTTGCCACTCACACATAGTGAGCTGCTCTTAGTATACGATACTTTTAGAGCGGTACACGTTATGGTGGACTGAGACGCTGAACCTGTTGCGTTGGCGTCCGTCACCGCCAGCGTAACGCCCTCTACCTTAGTATCGAACGTGAGGCTATAGTCATCCACATCCTCACTTATCAACTCAAAGTCAGTATTTCCTAGTATCGCTTCCTTGACGCACTGAAAAAAATCAGCCAAGGTACCCGTACTGGTTACCGTTACAAGTCTATTCTTCCATGTCATGATTATTCGTCTCCTTCCTCGTATGTACCTACGTAGTAGTCGTTAGCGTACTCAAAATATCCGTAGAAGCTACTAGAGCCTACTACCCCGCAGCCGCTATCGCTACCACCACCCTTCTGCGCTAGTCTAAAATTTGCATTCCTCACGGTCTCCAGCTGGATGGAGGCGTCGCCCTCCGATAGCATGTAGAGGGTACCATAGTAGTCGGGCACACCCTCACGGGTAGCGTAGACGCCTACGTTGCGCACGATGTCACTCGTGGACGCGTCGATGGCTTTAACGCCGTCACCTCCAGCGGTCACGCCCTCACTGGTGGACACGTATAGGGTGGAGTCGCCGCGGTTCGTTACGACGGCGTGAGCGCCTCCGACGGTCTCCACAGCGGACTCAACGCCCGCCGTCAGTTCGATGGTCTTAATCATCGCCTTTTTCTCCTTTCTAGTCTCTAAGTATCAAAAACTTGCTAGGTATCGCCTTTCCGTCGCTGTCAAAGCAGTTGTCGCCGTAGTCCGTGGTGGATACGTCGGTGCCGTCACTTAGTCGACCACTGGCATAAGGATTGACAATAATGCCGTCGTCACAGATGTACCTGTTAATGTTGCCAGCCTCATCCTGATAGTACTTCTTGTCGGAAATACTGCACGTCGCGTATAGCTCCTCGTAGGTGCTACACGTACTGTGCCCCGTGCGGTCTAGAAAGTGTACTCTTGAGAACCATTCGCTGGTGGTACCACGGTAAAATACGTCGTTGACGCTTCCGACGCCCATAAAGAAGTTAGCCGTCAGGTACTTAGTCTGGTTAGATATGGACACGGTGCGACATGAAGTGAAGTCGAAAGCATAACCACCTATGTACTCCACGCTATCAGGTATAACGTATAGGTCTAGCGCCATCCGCCTATACTGCACTATGTGTAGGTAGTTGTCACGCGGAGCGTCGAGATAGTAGTTATTGCCTGACATGTCGGGGTCGTCGACTCCTTCGTACAGTTCGTAGCCAGTCTGGTAGAATGCGGCTGTGTGAATATACTTAACACTGTTAGGAATCTCAGGTGGTACCAGCTTGTGGCAGTAGTTGAACGCGTAGCTACCTATACACTCCACGGTGTTAGGAATAGTTATGCTTTCCAAAGCTGTGCAACTGTTAAAAGCACATCTGCCTATCAACTTAACGGCTCCCTTAAACGTCACGTTGGTCAACGCTCCACAGTTTTCGAACACTTCGTAGTAGTCCCGAAAGCTACCGTAGCACAGCTCCTCTTCGCTGCAACCACAGTACAACTCTGCAAGCCCTACAGCTACCACGGTCGGCGGAACTACGAGGTTGTCGACGTTAGACCTGTTTGCGACGTTCGTAAGAATCTTCATACTCGATGGTATGCCGTACTCTTGCACGTCCGCCATATCCGAGTATAGGAACGTTCTGTCGTAGACGTACTCAATGCAGTCGGCTAGCGTCAGAGACTGAAGCTTTAGCGTCCTTTTATAGTCACTATCACAGAATGGAAAGTTTGTTGAGACGAATGGAGCGTCACAGTATACCTTGATTTCGACCCATACGCCTTCAGCCTGGGTGTTCTGCGCGACGTATTCGGCGCTGTAGGTGTGCGTGTAGAACGACGGGCTACCGTTAACGCCGCCGACGTAACCAGAGTAGTACGTTTCGGTAGTACCGTCGCCCCAGTCGATAGTACCAGGCATACTCAGACGGTACGGATACCTGGAGTAGTAGTCACAGTCTTCTGGATACCAGTTCAGCGGTAGAGGCATTTTGTTGTTGTATACGTAGTTTCCGTCGCTGTCGATAGTGACCACGGTGGTGGTCTGCTCGTAGTTCGTAAAACCCTGGAGCGACATGGTACCGTCGTCGCTGAGTAGCCAACCCTTTACTACGGTGACGTTCTCGCCGACGTCCCACACTACCACACCGTCTAGTAGCATCTTCGTAACGCGGACTCCGTCGA